CACCGCCCACAGGGGACGGGCACCGGGTCCACGAGCTTTTTACTCCGGGAAAACACCCATGGGTGTTTCCCGTTTTTCGTTTTGTAACTCTGGGCAAGGAACCCGTTCAAGGGGCGATAGCACGGCACCGGTTAAAGCCGGATGCCACCGCGCATTGGATTTGAACTGAAGTTCTTTTTGTGGTGCTTGACCGCATGTTTCGTGAAGTTTTTCCGACTTCCAGACCGTGACATTTTGGACCTGAACATTTGGTTCTCCTTTTGTTAAAAAAACGACCAGTAACGCTTTGATTATAAACACCCGTGTCACCTAGACCATATATAACCAAGAATTGTATATGGTCACGCGGCTTTCGCCGCGGGGGTAGGTGCACCCCCTGTTTCAGATGCCTCTGCGGCTTGCGTAGAGGCCGCTGGCGCGGCGCTAGCGCCCGCGCTGGTAGGGGGGGTGCTTGATTCGGCTCGCGCCGTTCCTAAGCCCAGAGAGATAGCTTCCTGGGCATTTGCCGGGTTTTCCATGAATTCCAGGAATTTTGCCGGACTATTTTCGAACTTTGTTCGAACGTGGCTCGGCAGCATGTGAAACATGGAATTTGCGCCGGCCACGAGATTTTGCGCGTCCTGGAAGTCCGCGCCAGTTACGTCCAGATATTGAGCTACCGCTGTTTGGACGTGTTCAAGAAGTCCCGTTTTGTAATAGCGGGACATTATGCGATTGATATCGCACTCATCCTTGAACGATTGTTTTGTGCGGCCTTCGCCGCTGAAGTTGAGAGAAATCTTGCGCTTTGGACCGTAGGGATAGATGAATTTTGAAGATGAATTTGGAGTTTGTTCGTTGATGATCTCAACGGGTAGAGAGTTTTTTTTCGTCATTTGGATTGTCGTTGTTTGAAGTAAGTAGGTAAGAGAGAGAGAGAGAGAGTTTTTAGATTCCGTTCCTCCGGAACGTGTTCGCAGGGACGGTAAACCCGTCCCCGCGATTTAGTTCTGAAGGTCAAAGGCAAAGATTATTTATATTTTGGATACCCCTTGGGCATAGGCCCGTCGGGATTAGTAGTGCGGGGCGAGTAGTCAATTCTGCCCCGATAGTTGCGTGGATCCATGGCTTCATTGAGACGACGTGCAGAGGTTTCGCCTTTGGCTTCCCCCGTGCGTTCGTTGAACCATTTCCCCGCTTTTTCGAAGGCGTTACTGGTCGCTTCCCGCGCCGAGTTATAAAGACCGCCTTCCAGGACTGTGCCCAGTCCTTTATTAAGCAAGTTTGATTGTTGCGCGACCTTCGCCGCGGCCGCTTTCGGGCCGAGGTTCGGATCGCGATAGATGTTTCCGACAGCTTGCGCTTCGGGTAGCGCTTCGCGCTTTAGTGCCGCCTCATAGTCGCTGACATTCGCGGCCGAGTTAGCTTGATTCGCTTGCGCTTTTAGTGCGTCGATCTCCGCGCCCAGGCGACCTCCTTTAGTCGCTGAATTAACCGCCGCGTCGCCGACGTTAGAGATTGTTGGCATCGGCGCGGAAACCGATGGCGTACTCGCGCCCATGCCACCGGTCCCGGAGAGTATTGGATTGAGGCCCGCGGCCCGTAAGTCCGCGACCTCCCGCTGGTGCGCCGTATTGCTCATCCGTTCCTCAAATTGCATTTGCCGCTTTTGCATTTTCTTCGCGGCCTTTGAAGAACTGGAATTCGACATCAGCCCGCCGAGGAGCCCGACCCCGGCCCCGATGACGGTTCCCCATCCCGGAGAGATTGAAGTACCGGCCGCGGCCCCAGAGGCAGCGCCACTATATACGTTCTCATCAGCCATGCTGGTTGTTCCTTTTCAGGGATAAACACCCTACAAGCGCATCTATACGAGACGCGCTTGCAGGTTTTGCAGGACAGGGACACTTAGAAGTGGTCGATCAGGCCCGGCACACCGTAGACCGGCATTGGTCGAGCGCAGCGCATCGAGAAGAACGCATCAAATAGAAATTGCGGTTCATCGACAACCGCGATGACGCGATCGACCGGCGGATTTTCTTCGATGAAGGATGCATCCAGGACCGGCGCTGCAGAGAAATCTTGCGAGAGATGCCAAGCGTCAAGAGATTGGGCAGCCGAGGAACGCATGAGCCCAGTGATGATCGAAGGTTTATATCTATATTCCCCATAGCGCTCTTGGTACCCGAATACTTTTTCGTCATTGACAGAGATACCGTCACAGTAAATTTCCTTCTGGAGTACGGCTTGTTCGCCGATGTGAGAGAGCGCCGGTTCATAGAAATCGAACCGCGTTTTCCGGGACCACATGCGATTAAGTCCCTGCTGATATGTCAAATCAGCGCGTACCGAAACAATGCCAATAATCAGGCAATGTTCCGTAAAGGACATCGTAAAACCGTTGTTCCGAATAAGCGCAGTCCCCATAGCGGCCAGGTTCCCCTGGGGCGATGCTGCATACGCGCCCGTCGCCGACGTTTGGGGAATAGGTGAAATATTCACCGGCGTAGAACCGCCGCCCAAATATTCCGCCCGCTGCATGCGACTGTCCGGGTTTGTAACGCCGAACCTAGCTTTGAGCCCTTCTGGATACCGCGTCCCGCCGCGAGCGTCCCTTTCGAATACCTTTTGAATTTGGAAAGCCTGGCGCAAAGAATTAATTGTTGCTGCAGTAGCTTCCGAAAGGTCGGCGTACATATTCATAGTGCCATTATTACCAAGCGCGGTCTGTGGCGGAGTACCAAGCGCAGTCGTGTACCCAATAGTCGCCGCACCCGCGCCGGAGATACCGATAGCCGCGAATTCGTCGAGCCCGGTGGTCGGAGCAGTCACATTAGGACCCCACTTAACCGCCGCTGATCCGCCCAAAGGAATAGTTACACCAGGCCCCTTTTGAGGCCAAGGCAAGCACGACGTGAAATAGTCATGTCGCTTGCCGCGGCGCCGAAGAATATGGAGCGCCGGATCATAAACGTCGGGCCCGTCCCCTTTCGGAATCACGATTGAATCTTGCATGTTCTGATCGCGGTACCACTGGTTCCAGATCATCGCGTAAGCGCGATGAAAGAGCGCCGAATGTTCGAAGCCCGCGATACCGACCGGCAGCCCGAAGTAATCCTCAAGCCCGCCCGCAGGATAGCCGCCTACCGGCGCTTGCATTTGCGGGACCGTAAAATCGGTCGAATCGCCAGGGTTTTCCTGCTCGCCTTGCATTTTTACCCAATTGTCCCAAAGCAGCCGCATCGGGACTGCAAAGAAATGGGTGTCCATGGACATGTTGTCCATGATCGGGAAAATTGGAGTAGCGAGACGCGCAAAGCCCGTCATCCTGCAGTTAAACGTATCTCCGGGCAAAGCCTCATCGCATAACACCGGGATCAAGAGACCCGCGTCGAATGTAGTTTTATGACCGTGCGACCGGTCGAACGTAGAGCGCGGTATTTCCGCTTTCGGAACTTCCGAAAACGTATGTTTCATCACTGATTTATTCCGGTGCATTTGCTACCTCCTTGAAAGTGGACGCGAGGCCCATGTTGATGATCGGGTTTTCGTTGTGAAATGTTCCATCGTTGTCGTCGAAAGTACCGAGACGGAACAGCGAGAAATCCGCGGCATGACGGCATATTTCCGTTGACGGATCATTAACGAGTTGCTGAATAGATCTAATTGCAACTGCGTCGTTGAGCGCATACCAGGGCCGAGAGAAACAGCCCGCTTTTGAATCGTGAATCGAGTAGACATTGCACATCATGATAGACCTCTTTTGAGTTGTTTGATTTTTGCCAGCTTTACCGTTTCCCGCGCGTCTAAGCGCGCCTGGGTGTTGTCGGGACAGGCTTTCGCTTCCCGTTTACGTTTTTCCGCGATAGGAGCCCTTTCAATCTCAGATAGTTGTTTGTCATAGTAGCGAGGAGGTTTTTGCTTATGACCATTGATGATGATGTAGTCGGACGGATACGCATCAGATTTGAAGGCGGTCAGCCAGTTTTTCCCAATAGGCCGTTTGAGACTCATCCGGATGAATTCGCCGTGTAGGCGAGTAATCTCGCCAGTCAGAGGATCTACCTTGCTGTAATGCCGCGCTGCTTTGCTCCCGTAGACTTTTTTGAAGGTGTAGCGCGCTAAGTAGGCGGCCGATTCCGGCGTCAGAGCCCCGATAGTGGCATAGCCAAGGGGCCAGAGTTTTGTAAGCACATCGGAGGTGCATATCACCGCTCCACTGTCCGTTTTTTTGTGAGGTTTTTTATCCTGAAAGTCGAATCCGAAGATGTTTGCATGGTAGTGCGGACGCCCGCGATCTTCGCCATATTCGCCGCATGCGAAATATTCTATAGGCGCACCGCCCACCTGGACGATATGAGCTCGGAGACGTTTCAGGAAGTTTGTTAGGTGACACGGATTAAGCGATCCATCCCATGGGAGATTTTCATCGCTGTACGTTAGCGTTAGGAAGCAATTGTCCTCACGCATTGACGCGTGATGCACCTGACGAGCGGTCCATTGC